AGTCTTGTATTTCAATTAAATCTCCTGGTCTTAGTAATTGTCCGCCAATGCCTGAAGCAAAACTTACAATTTCGCTATCTCGAGTTTCTGTTAGTAAGTGGAACTTACCAACTCTATGTGCTTGTGCTTGTGATGTACACCCATAAGCAACTGTTGCTTTAGATGTTATTTGCCTGGTTTCAGCAATATTTGTTGTATCTTCTACTAGTTCTACTGTTTGTAAATAATGATTATCTGGGTCATTCCAAGTCACTCTTATTTGATTGGCTTGTACTCGTCTAGAAGGGTATGAATATGCAAACTCTCCTGCTACTATATTGCCTTTAGTAAAAGTATATAGAGGAGCTTTTTCTTGTTGCATGTTTATAGATACTTCTCCATCATGCCATATTAATATTCCTCTAAATACAGTAAGTAAATCTTTCATTACTTTTATAGCTTCTGTAGTTTTTGAAATATAAATATTAGCACTGAATCTTGGTTCTGTTCCGCCTTTTCCGTCTGGTACAAGTTCATCACAGTATTTTGCAAGTTCGAATAATTGGTATGTATCTATTAAATTATCTGTATAATCTTTATACATATACTGACCTAGTCCATATCTTTCATTAGTTAGTAAGTCATAAAAAATCCATGCTGGATTATTTGTATATACAGAATTATGATTAGGGTCTGTTGGTGTTGGAAACGCTTTTTTATCTCCTCTAAATTTACCATCCCAATCTTGATAAGTACTTTCTGCTACTCCTGTAGTAATATTTCTATTATAAGAAGCTGTTTCAGTTCTATTTCCATTTGCATCTAATACATCGCTTGGAATGTAATTAGTTGGAACTTTACATTTAATTCCTCTAACTTCATAGCTTCTTTTAGGAACTGTCGTATTATCTTTAGAATCTACCATTACAGCTGCATACGCAGTATATGGGTAATTTAGTTTATCTTCTACAATAGCCTCTATAAAACCTACCTGAAGTGCATTATGATAAGATTTATTACTTATTTCATAGTTTAGAGGAGTGTACCTTCTTAATTTTATTGTAAAGTTATCAAAGGGTTGAAATTTTTCAGTATCAAAACTAAAGGTAGTTGCAAACTGAGTTGATATTTTATCGTATATTATGCCATTGTGTGCGCTATAGTTTGCTGCACCACTAAATGATCCGCTACCATGTGGTCTTGTTCCACCTTTCTCTCTATTTAAGGCAGCCATATCATCTAATCCAAATATGGTTTCTTCAAATGTTTGTCCATCCCTTTCGTAAGAAAATACTACTCGTAATTCTATCCAAGCAGGACCACTATCTCCATCTTCGGAGTCACTATTATATAGTCCAGTTGGATGGTTAAAAGTTATTTTAAGTTGATCAATAATAGAGGGGTCTGATAAATTAAATTGACTTGAAGATATATTTATACCTGCGTGTGTTGGAGCATCTAATGTATCTCCATCAAAATCATCTAATACAGCTTCATTTCTAGGGTCGCTTGTCATTCCTAGTGCAGATTGAGTAGAGGCTGGTAAGTCTTGACCTACTGATATTCCTACTGCTGCTGTTCCTATTCCTTGAGGAGTTACTACAAAGTCTTGGTTTCTATGACCTGTTCTAAAGGCATATGAAAAGTTTTGAAAGTTGTATATAGGTTTACTATCTTCTGATAAAACAGGAGAACTCATTGTAGCTGGTACATTTGCTCTATCTACTCCTTGTCCTGAAGGAGATATAGTAGCATTACTACCTGCTATTGATGCTATTTGGTCTACTAAATCTATTGTAGTGGTTGCGTTATTGACTGTAGTTTTTGGTGGTGGAGATATATTTACTGTTCCATTACCTGAATTAAAAGAAGTGATAGTTGCTACATGAACTCCTCCGTCTTGACCTGCACCTGTGATTCTTATCTTAGGTTGCATATCAACTAGAGTAGTAATATTTCCGTCTACATGAGTATTTGCAAAAGTTATTCCACTACTTGAACTAGGTGTTATAGTTACTGTATTTGCTACTACATTGGAGTTACCTACTGCAGCTCCCCCATCTATTCTTATAAATCTAGAACCGTCATCAGTTGATAATCCTGTAAACATGTTTGCGGTTTCATTATCTGTAATAGTACCTGTACTTGCAGTATATGATATATTTGAACTTTGTTTTGCTGAGTATTGAACACTATAAGTTTTATCTAGTACTGGAGTTCCATTTAAATAGATAGTGTATGCACCATCTACTAAACCTTCAATTTCTCCTTCTGAAATAGCATCATAAACAATCGCAGACTGGTCTATAAAAGACTGTCTGTTAGTATCTTGCAGTGGCCCTTTGCCGCTGCCTATTCCTGATGCTGTACTATCTTTATCTCTACTTGTACTCATTTAGTGCCTCTTTACTGCAGCATTACCACCGCCGCCACCGCCGCCGCCTACGCTGCTACCATAATCTTGTTGATCTGGGTTATTAATATTTACCCAACCGCCATTTTGTTTTATTCTTGTTCCCGTAAACCCAAAGTTTATTGGAGCGCCTGTTACTTCTAATTTACCATAACATAAAGGAATAGGTACACCTTGTTTTACAACATTTGGTGGTCCACCAAATATTGCTGGTTCATCATTTTTTGCAGGTGTATCATCCATTTGTAGTCCTAACATTCCGTCAAACATAATATAACTACCTATAGCTGCTAAAGCTAAAAAGGCAGGGTTTACAAAGAATGCAAGTATTACTGCAATTACTGTTAGTATTGCACCTAAGTCTCTTTTTGCTCCGTCACTAAGAGAACCTTGAGGAACTGGCATGATGAACACATCATCACTACCAAAACTTAGAGTTTCCTCTCCTTCTCTTAAAAATTCACTTCCTCTTTTTATTACATAGTCTATACCTTTTTCGTTTTCTTCAGTAAAAAAGTTGTAAAACCCTTTTCTTTGGACAGCAATAGCCCTAAGCAATTGCTTAGTATGTTTTACTTCTAAGTTAAAATGTTCGCCGAACTTCTTTCCAGCTTTTCCTAATAAATGTACTTTTGTCATTTTGGCTCCACTATGCAGTAGTCTTTTTCTGGGTAGGACACGATTAAATATGGTATACCTACCGAGTTGCAGTTATCAATATCATGTTGACTCGGATTACATTTTGAGTCGTAGTGACTATGGACAACATATTTTATTTTTGAATTTAATTGATATATACCGAAAGCTATTGCGTCCATTTTAAAGTGTGATTTTTTATCATCTGCAATATTCTCAAATTCGATAAATTCATTATCAACAGTAACAATTCCACACATTTCTTCTGGTGCTCTTTCTTTAGCTGCTTCATATATTGAATCTAACATTAGTTGAACGCCTTTGTCCCTGGAAATCCCCCGAAAGGAATTACAACTGTTGTACTAAAATCTGGATTACCAGTAGTACTTGAACTACTTGCTGTTTTTGGATTAAATCCAAATCTCATTCCACATCCGTCTAAGGATTTACTACATATATCTCCTCTTTCCCATTGTAAACTGTGGGCAGGTGCAATACTATCATTAGTCTTTCTTGTTTTCCATAGTAATGTTTTTTGATATGTTTCATGCCCTGCTGCTGCAGTATTATCAGTAAAAGTGACATAATCATTATACTTATCATCTTCATAAGCAAAATAAGTTGTACCATGAGAATAAGCGCCATAGACTCTTACTCTCTTAAAATTACTATTAGTATCGGAAACCGTTCCTGGACTAGAATTTGTTACTGTTGCCTGCCAATAATTATTTACAGTTACAGTAGATACCGTTCCATCTAGGTTAAATCTTCTTATACTAGAAGTAGTGCTATAATAGTTTCCCTTAGTTATATTTCCTACGCTAGTAGAAAAACTAGTACTACTTGGTACTAGATACTCATCATCTTGATTTACATATACTGTATACTCTACATTTTGTCCTGCTACAGTATTATTATAACTTGGATTATATTTGCTTTCTATATGCCAAGTACACCCACTTCTTGCTCTTTTATATTCAGGATTTTCTGTGTGTTCACTTGCTCCTTGATATATCCATGGACATCTGTTAGGTACAACAGTTCTTTTTGGTAATTTTACTCCTTGTAAATCAAAAGGAACTTGCAATTGAAATACAAGAACTTGTTTTGTTCTTTGTTTTAGAGAATCAATATAGTATACATCTCTTGGGTATTCAATAGGTGGTGAATTACTATCTCCTTCACTTTTTAAATATTTTCGTAAAGTAGTTCTTCTTACAACTCTTTTTCCTGCAAAATCTTCATAGTCTATACTATCTACTGCTAAACCAAATACTGATAAAGCATTTGCAAAAGCCATTGTAGGTGCTGGAAGCTTTGTTGCCGCTGTTCTATCTAGTCCCTTAAATTCTATAGGTAGTGCTTTGTAAGTATTTGTTTGACTATTATTACTATAATCAAGCATAGTTACTTCACTTAGACTTGCGTCTAATCCATCATGAAAATATGCAAACTCATCATCTTTGTACTCTATCTCGTATAGATGTACCAATGCTGAGCCTGGGTCTTGTTTTTGCAAGTCCTTTACTATTATTTTCTCTGACATTATGCTTCGTAAACTCTCCTGAATGTCGCATTTAAAGAGTAATAGTCATCATACTCCCAAGTTTGGCTCCATTCTTGACATACAACTTTTATAGTTTCAGTATTGCTTCCTGCATTAGAATCCGCTAAGTCAAATCTAAATTTACTTACTCCTTGCAAAGATTCAAAGAAAGCAACAAGATCATCTATCTCTGCTTTTGGTCGAGTTTGAAAAGTTACTTCCATTTCTTGTGCTAAATTATTTATACCATTTGCTATTCTTTGTTCATAACCATCTCCAAACTGAATTGTAAAAGTTCTTGGGTTATTAGTTCTTGTTAGTGATTTGTCTGGTTGTACAGCACTAGAGAATCCAGTGATATTTGAACCATCATTTTGCATTATTCCTAAAGCCATTATATACTACTTAAAAGTCCTCCTGATCGTTGCTCTTTTGCAATTGTATCTTGTGCTACTGATGCAATAACTTTGCCTAGTTCTCTTGCACCATCTCCAGTTAATAGAGTATCTGCATTACCATTTTGGTCTACATTTACAGTAACATTTACATTGTTATTTCCACCTGAGCCTTGCATTTTTACAGGGACACTTCTGTCATTTCCTAATGGAATTACTGCTTCTGTTCCGTGAAGAGTTGCTTTATAACCAGCTTCTGGTCCTTCTGCTATTCCTCCCCCAGCAAATGATTGACCATTAAATACTCCACCATATCTAGCAGGTATAAAGTCTAGATACTGTCCTATTTTCATAGCCATTTCTGCAACTGCTAGTGCCATTTGTATTTTTGCTACTTCCATCATTATGTCTGCAGCTTCTTCTTGTTTTCCTGCTAGTGCTAATCCTTGTGCGGTTAAAGTAGCAAATTGAGTTATAACTGTTCCAAACTCCATTACTGATTGTCCAAACTGTCCAAAAGCTGGTGTTGATCCTTCTGCTGTTCCCATTAGAGCAGGGAACATAGCTTTAGTTTGATCCATGAAAGTTGCAGCACCCCCACCACCTATAGCTCCACCTGAATAAGCGTCCCCTGCTTCGTTACCAGTAGATTCATTAGTTGTATTAAAGTCTCCAGTGTTTGGATTAAACTCTCTGCTAGTGTTACTTGGATCTGAAAACTTAAGATCTTTGAGTCCAGTTTTGTCTATTCTAGTGTCTAAGTCTTTTATAGAGTTGTCTAGGTTAAGGGATGTTTTTGTTAAATCGCTATTAATTTTTTCGTACTCTTTAGCAGTTTTTACTCCTCCCTTTAGTGCCCTTTCGTTGGCTTCATAAGTGCTTAAATGTTTTTCTACCACCGCAAAGAATTGGCCAATTTTTGTATCTTTTAATCCATCAAGGATTCTTGGGTCTAGATTTTGGTATGATTCTAATCCTGATCTTGCCCTCCCCATATCACCACTCTGTATTCCAAGTACAGCATCCAACTTAGCAGCAGTAATATCGTTGTTAAGAGATTTTCGCTTATCTCCGAATCCACCTGAATATCCTTCAAAGTCTCTTACTGAGTCGAACTGGGCGTTAATCATCTTTATGATAGAGCCTGAATAGTTCCTATCTCCGTACTTTGAATTAGCAGTAGATGTGTAGTCCCCGTATACACCATGGGCGGCTTTCTCAATGGCTGTTCGTATGTCGTACTGTTCCTTTCTCATGCCTTCCATACCACCTGAACCTAGCAGAACATTATTCGTAGCAATTTCGTTGTCTATATCTTTTTTAGTTAACTCAAGTCTATTTCTTTCTGCTATCATGATGTCTCTTTCGGCAGTTTTTATTTTGTATGAATGGTAGTTTGCAGCAGCTATCATTCTATCGTAAATACTTTTTGAAGCATCTGCACCGCCTTCGTCAAATGCTTTATATAGATTTACACTTGCATCTTTACCGCCTGTATCTAAAGCTTTATAAGCATTATTAGCATTATCATTTCCAGCTGCTTGCATTTTTTTTGCAGTATCTCTTCCTTTTTGTTCAAGCATTTCTTCTACTTGTGTAGAGTATTTTTTCATTTGTACATCAGGGTCTAATGGAGTTCCTCTATAAGAGATTCTCATAATTCTATCTGCTAGTGCTTTACCTAAAGAATCTGTAAGTACTTTTACCATACTCTTACCAAATTCTTTCATACTGACGCTTTCGCCTCTAAATACTTTTCCTAATGTGGTTCCAAATTCGTTTCCAAAAGCTTCGGCTGCTTTTCCAAAAGCACTTATAAATTTGTTCTGCTCTGCTATCATCATAGCAAGTCTTTCTTTTTCTAGTTTTAGTTGTTGTTCTGCAAATTTTAATTTTTGTTTGGCAAAGTCTTTTTCCATGCTTTCGTTCATGTTCTCTATTGCCATTTGTTTGCCCATAATATCTTCTCTTTGAGCTAGTATAGTATTAA